CCATTGGGATGAAGAGGGAGTACATGCCGCTCTTGGTTTGGCCGTTGGCGTTGCGCACACGCGGGTCCGAATCCTCGTATAGCTTCTTAAAATTTGAGCCTCCCTTGGCGAGGGCGTTCGACGTAGAGCCCATAAGGCACTTGCCGATAATTCGGCTACCCAAGCGCAGACACGTCTTGGTAACACGCCAATTGTTGAGGATGTTGTTGGGCTTGACCCACTTCCCGCTCTCGTCATGGACTAGGAGCAAAAGCTTTTCTCCGTCGTAAGAGTTGTCGTCGGTGTTTTTCCAGTCGATGGTGGTGTCCAGTCCGAAAATCTCTTCGTCCTCCACATCGTACATATTCTTCTTTGTAATCTTCGAAGCAGGTATACGAAACGCCAGTTCCGTTTTCGGCTTATCCATGCCGTCCTGTATCGGTTTGAAGAAGAATGGAAGGCGGTTGGCGATGGGTACCACCTTATCGGTGAACATCTTCTTGGCGTCGCCACCTGTCTTTGAAAGTATCCCAACTCGTGAATCCTTGGCTAGTGTTCCTGTGTTGACGCACTCGGAAGACCCCATAAACGAAAACCCAGAGCGACGAATCTTTAGATACGTCATACCAAAGCTGCGTGGGTCTGCCTTGCACGCCTCCCAGAAGATAAAAAATATCCTGTTGGCCTCACGAAAGTCAGGATACCCAACGTCGATGCTAGTCCACTGCAAGTACATGTAGTGAGCACCAGTGATATACGTCGGTGTGCCGTCATTATAAAACCAATATCCTTGCTCGCGACGGTCAAACTCCTCTTCGATATAGTCCACCCACTCTGCCTTGAAAAGCTTGTGCATGTCGTTCCACTGGAAGATGCTGGAGATTTTAGACAGAGCTTTGGGTAGCGGCTCACGAACCCACTTGTTGCCTTCGCTAAGTTTTTTTGGAGCCAGAGGAAGGGCGATGACAAGACCGTTGATGTCTATTATGTCACCAATCTGTCCGGTCTTAGAGATTACGACCATGTCGTATTTCTCGCTGTACCCGTATTGCCACGTCTTAGCGCGGTTCTTATTGGATACTACTCCCTTAGACACATGGTCATAACGGATGGAGTAAAGTTTATCTGGAGCGTCGTTCTGCAAAACCCACCTTCGTTTCCGTCTTGGTGGACCCCAACTCCAACTCCTCCTCTTCGGAGTCTATGCGATTAAGAATTTCAAAGGCGTCCATAATAGCCAGCTTCTTAGTAGCAGCGGCGTTCTTGAGCCTATCGGCAGCCAAGTCGTCATCTTCGCCCGGCTTGAGGATGTCCTCCTGAGCAACCTTAATGAGTTGCTCTACGGCTATCCTACCTGCGGCGATGATGCGTTCCTTTAGCTTCCTTGAATCTTGCATGTGATTTGGTGGTCAAACATTCGGTACATCTTTTTACCCCCTACATTGAACTCGTACTCGCTATCGGGCTTGAAGGTTACCGTGTCACCAGACTTAATTCCTTGGGCCATAAGATAATCATTTGGGTAACTCATTATCCCCATCAAAGGCTCTTCTGTCAAAGGCTTGAATATGGTAGACTCCTGAGGAGGTATAGGGCTAACAAAACAAAACCTGTCGTGAGAGTTCCAATCGCCATCCCGACGCCACATATAGAACTGGTCGAAGTCTACTAGGAACAGGTCGTCACGAAGGAAGCTGCGACCGCTCTGTCGGCGCCCCTTCATGTCGTTGTAATGCTTGAACACGTTGTGGTGTACAAGCAGCGTATCGCCAACTTGTATTGGACCCGTATACCCCACTGGGAGCGCTACCACCTCACCCTCTCGGTTCGAAAACCGATGGTCCTCTTCGTTGCTACTTACGATAAGGTCTCCTTTGGTGTTGGCGTATCTCTCTCCCTTTACGATGAATTGCTCTACTGCCCTCAAAAGTTGATGTTGTATTCTATTGAAATTGGCATGGGCGCCGTAAACTCTTTCCAAAGTATTACGGTGTCCTCTTGCTCAATGTATATGAGAAAGCTGCCTTCGCTGTATTTAATTAAATGCACGTAGTGAGACCCGCCAAGAACGGCTTGCCCCACCACGTAACACATAGAGTCCTTGTAGTTCGGACCCACACAAATCTTGCGGATGTCTCTCACACCGTAATAATACGGTAGAGTATCTCAATAGTCACAGGAGAATCTCCTGTTGTTGGGCTAGGGTTACTTGCCGTGCCCAAAATCAAAGGTTGATTTGCACCCAACACGCCTGCGCTAGCACCAGTAGCAGGAAGGAATGCTGCCGCAGCATCGGAAGAAGAGTTTACTGCACCAAAGGGAAGAGTAAACTGGTCAGCCGTAGTCGTACCCAACGTCAAGTCGGTGCTGAAGCTATATGCCGTAGTGTTGTAGTCAAGCTTAAACGTAGCCGACACCACCTGAATATAGTTTCCTGCTCCGGGGGCAACTATAAGGGTGCTGGAACTAGCACCAAGGTTGTTCATCTTTACGAACGTAACGCTTGCCGTAGCCAACTGCGTGTAATTGGCTTCGACCAAGCTTGCAATACCAGACAGAGGAAACTGCTTGGTAGCATTGTTGTTCGCAGAATCGGTGCCAATAACTGTATCCGCCCCTACCGGAGTGCTTTTGAGCGGATAGCTTGCCGCGTTACCAATCTTAGCCATTCACTTCCGGCGGTCGCCAGTAATTGAGGTGATGAGCATATCGATGTACGAAAAGACAAGGTTGTCCTGCTGCGTAGGAGTCAGGTTAACAACAACTTTCGCGAAAGCCAGAGTGGCGAGCAAAAGCTCAGCCCAGAAATCAATAATGAAGTCAATCATAGAACCAAGGTACGGAATTCAATACAACCACGTTACGTTGCCAGATTTACTAGGGTCGCAGTCAACGTGAACAAAGCTTTGGCCAATGCCGATGCGATTGAATCCCGCTTCGATTAAACCTTTGACAACAAGGAACCTACGGTTGGAACTGTCCGTCCTGATGTCTGCCGCCCAACCCGTAAGATGGGAAGAGGTGAGCACGCCCCCCACCTCGGCGTTGTGCTCGTAGGTACGGAATCCAGAGTTAATGACATATGGAACCCCGCTGAGCTCGCGAGCCAAGTCGAGCTTTTCCAAAAAGATGCCTTTCATCTCGTGGCCAGAACCCGGCTGGTCAGGGCTATCGAACTCTTCGTATTTGAAATATTTCACTTGATGCCTTTCTGTGCCAGCAAAAGCTTGAGCTCATCGACGGAAACAACAAGCTTCTCCAGCATACTCATGACCTGCAACTCCTGTTTCTCTAGCATCGCGATGCGAGCCTTCAGCTTTCCGATTTCGGTTTGGAGCTTGAAGTATACCCCAACGAGGGCCCCCGCGAGAGTGAGGATTTCGAATAGGGTAATGGTGCTGTCCATGATGCTTTATCCTGCCACTCAGGTTCGTCCCAGTAAATCCAATATTGCTGGTGTCTTTTGCTATGGTAAATATACCTAAGCGACATTATTCCTCTGGCCCCTCTGGCAACCACCCCAGCTCCTTGGCTTCCTCTTCGGTAAGCTGTACGCAAGTGGATGGGATAAGCTGCTCGAAAGGAACGGTGCCGCCCTTGTTGGACTCCACCAAAGCAATCAAAGAATCCATCTCGGCAGCGGGCACGCCGGGCAGAAGCGCAACAAGCTCGTCCAAAACCAAGACTGGGTTCATGTAAATTTCCTCCGCAGTATCGCCTACGATAGCAACCTTGTTTGTATCTGGATGCGTAATGCGAGGGAAGTAATACTTCGTAACGTCGTTAGGTGACTGGAGAGAAAGGGGGCGGCGCAAGCACCAAATCTGTGCGTCTATAGCTTCCGCGCGCTCCGCGCTGGTCAAGCTCAATTCCGGCTCGATAGGGATGTATACTGTGCTCATAGATTAGTAAATCTGAAAATGCGAGTTCATGTTGTTTTCTATGTCGGTGCGGTTGCTGGCTACATCGCTACCCCAATGAATTATCTCTTGGTATCTGCAGCTGTTCCATTGAACAGCGCCGACTCGACTACCAATGTACGCTCTGACATTATTATTAGGTACGTTAGCCCCGCGTGTTGAAGAACCCTCTAGTGAACCGTCGATGTAAATTGCCGCATTTGTTTCAGACGCAACGTTATAGAAAGTGTGCAACCCTTGACCGGTAGCGTTGCTAGAAGTATTGACCGCCAACTGCGGCGAAGTATAATAAAGAGCCAGCATATTACTACTGGAACTATACCTCATGACATTAAGTTCGATGTCCCAATATGTCTGCGAACCCGCTAGTCCAGCCCGCCCATTAAAGACCATGCTGGTATAAGTAGAACCGTCAGACCAACCGGTTGTTTGAGGAGTCTGTAAGAATGTTTGGTTTGTGGCGTTCCATTTAATGCAAGCCTTCCCGTTCAAAGTCATTAAGTCCGTATTTACCGTGCCTTCATGAATCTGGGGCTGCTGCCCCGGGGTGCTTTGGGTAGCGTCGTTACTATTGCCACTCTGGTCAAACCATGTATCGCAGTACCCCTCAGCGGTATTAGTCAAGCTGTCCGTATCAGGATATGTAACACCGTTAACGGTACCCACGTTTAGGAACGAACCCAAAGTAGTAGAGTTAACACCCGCATCAGCATTGCTAATAGGGCTGTTGAGGCTGAGCTCGCCATTGCTGTCGAATAGCACGTTTGCCTCATCGTCGTTGCCAGCATTACCCGCACCAGTTTCTCTGCGAACCCGAATGCATAAAGCTGCTGTATTTGAAAGCTGCCTAACAGAATATGCTGCGGCTGCTCCCGTGCCATAGCTCTCTGATAAAAACCCAGAAGTGGGAGTACCGAAATTTCCGAGCTGGAAGTGAGCGTTTACGCTTCCTTCGATTGAGTTAATATCATTCGTAGATTTTGTATCAGCAAAAACAATAGATTCCGAAATATTGCCTGTGAGGTATCTATTGGGTATTACAGTAGAACCTAAATGTATCTCTTTTCCTACAGCACCTACATCAGTACGGATTAATGGAATTCTAGTGCCTATAGAAGTGCCGTTCTTAAAAAATTCCGCCCCAGATAAACTTGAAATGGTGTTCACACTAGCTAAACCAATTGGACTGACCCCAGAATTTATTTGATAACTTCCTACGCCCGACCACTTTGCCTCAGTATAATGACTCCCACCTGCCACAATGTGGCTCCACGTGTTAAAACTACTTTGGTTCCCCGCAAAACCAGTAGCAGCAAAAGTGTGATTAAGCACCGTATCTGCCGATACCACGTTGAATAAAGACAGCGGAACCTGATTCATGCTGGGCACGTTTTGCGACTTCAAATACTGCCCTCCTGAATAACGTAAACCATAGTTACCGTCCCTTTTTATAAGGTCCGTATTTACCGTGCCGTCATGAATTTTAGGTTGGTTTCCCGGGGTGCTTTGCTCTGCGTGGTTGCCTACAGATGACTGGTCGTACCATGTATCGCAGTACCCCTCAGCGGTATTAGTCAAGCTGTCCGTATCAGGATATGTAACGCCGTTAACGGTACCTACGTTTAGGAACGAACCTAATGTAGTGGAGTTAACGCCAGCATCGGCGTTACTGATAGGGCTATTGAGACTCAACTCATTATTACTGTCGTAACTAAAGTCCGCCTCATCATCGTTACCAGTATTGCCTACTCCAGTAACGCGGCGAACACGAATCAGGGCGCCGGTAGAAGTAGCCAAGCGGCGCACCGAATACGCAGCCAAAGCATTGGTGTAGGTGTCCAGAAGGAACGCCCCGCCAGAAGCTGGGATGGTTAAACCGTTTATTTCAGCAATACTAGCCATTAATACACAGAATAGTATGAGTTCGTAATAGAGGAATAGTTATCGGCTAAGACCGAATTGTAAAGAACGATTTCCTGCATCGTACCCTGCCAAGTTCTTCCCAAGTGGCCACTGGATATGCTCGCTATAAGCCGCTGATGCGTAGACGTGCAAGTTTGGAATAGTATGTTCTGCGCGGTGCATACTGGTTGTGTACCACCCACACTGGAGCCGTTCATATTTGCTAATGCATCGCTAGCGCTGGCTGCGTAAAATATATATACGCCATTATAATTCAGCCACCATTTACCCGATGTAGTCCTGACGTTATAGTCCGAAGTAGTCGTCGTTGTGTCTTGTGCTAAGAAATACTCATGCGTAACTCCTGCGCACTTAGACACAGAAAGGAGGGCGTATGTGGTGGTTGTCACCGTTGTAAAAAACAGGCGACATACCGTTGATTTATATTGAATACATGGCTTGCCGCCTTCCTGATTTAAGTCCGTGTTGACTGTACCGGCGTGGATTTGCGGTTGCTCTCCCTTTGTGCTGTTGGTGGCGTCGTAGCTATTCGGCCCTTGGTCCATCCATGTAACCACTAACCCCTCAGCCGTTCCGCTCAAACTGTCAGCGTTAGAGTACGTTGTACCTGAAACAGTTCCTTCGTTCAAGAACTGGCCTAATGTAGTGGCAGTTAC